ATTAGAACCGCCGGGAAGTGTTGTAATCTCTGTACCCCTACCACCTTCACGGCGAGGAAGCCAGAAATCTTCCAACATAGACATGTGATTACGGTCATCCCGAATCTCACCTGTGCTTGCATCGTACACCAACTTGTTACGATAACGGTTCATCACATCTTTTAGATACTGTTCTGCTTTGATCTTGGGTAGATTACCAACATCAATGTAGAAAATTCTACGCTCAGGTGCGCGAGAGATACGATAGATGACAATCGCATCTTCAATCATACGCAACTGATTAACTGGTTTGATTGCTTTGTGTAGATATGAGATAACTCGACCTGAGTTATTGTCGAGAAGTCCTGACGGAACATACACAATAGAATCGGGTGCAATCTTAATACCCTGATTATTGCCTTGCACACCAGATGACGCAAACCCTTTGTCGTTGTAGATAAAATACTCATCTACCTTTTTGACCATTTCAATACCATTATGATCTGGACTAGGGTCTTTCTTTGTTTCTCGTACTTTGCGAATCTTTGTTGGGTCAATATGTCTAAGCTGAGTTACACCCTTTTGCGGGTCTTTTGAATCAATAACTTTGTGATAGTACAAGCGTCCATCGATGTACCACCGACGAAAAATGTCATGACCCTTCTCATTAAAATTAAGAAGTCGCAGAACTTCAGAGAATTCATTTCTGATGCGTCTTTTAATTTTATCAGGATAGGGTAAGTTTGTTAAATCAATGTTTACTGGAATATCATTTAGATTTGAAATGATACCTTCATTCACGATATCTTCAATCGCAGCATCACACTCTGACTGCATAGAGATGTCTCTATACCTACGAATGAGGTCAAGGTCAGATCGTTCCCGCCCATCCGTATCTAGTACAGATGAAAAGAATCCACCGCCTGCAACCTCAATTGCGCCATCATCAGGAGTAGGGTCCGTGAAAGTTTTCTCACGAGGCCCTACATCCTTAGATGCTTTTTGTATTGAAAAACCAAATAGTTCTGCCATAATGTTTTTATCTCCTACTCTCTATTTAGTAGGTTCAATTTAGATACTTACGCCGGATGCATCAAAATACTGATATCTCCAAGTTACTGAGAATTCTTCAATCGCACTTTCAGTATCCATACTCAGATCAATTGCAGAACCCGAATTAGTTGGCCAACAGTTACGAAGAATGTATGTTTTCAGAACTGCTTCGTCTCTATCAAGTTGTTCCACTGTAAGGTCCGTCTGATAATCAGAAGGAGCAATTACACCAGTGTTTGTTGCAAACCCATTGATACCGTTTGACCAAAGTTCAATTGCGTTCTTAATTCCAAAGTCAGTGTCATTAAGAAATGTAACTTCCCAAGTTTCTGGTTCAGTCTGATCACCCGCCATGTAGATTGTACGACCACGGAATTTCAAAGGAATTTCAGTGATTGCACGGGATGGCAGTGCTGCAGCCTTAACAAGAAACGAAGTTCTACGAGTATCAAGACCGATTGCGATACCTGATGGTGGAGTAATAGTTACCCTAAATTGGTTAGCTCTTGCACCACCACCGATTAAGCTTGCTTTAAAGTCATCTATATTCGCCATGATTAACCTCCTACCTCACTAAACGCAACACCAGTTCGAACGGCGATGAAGTTTAGTGTAATAAAGTTGATTGACCTTGCTGGTTTGATGTAGATGTCTCCAATAAACTCGTTACGGTCAATAACCTCACCAGTGTTATTGGTTGTATCACAAACTACCTTAAAGTCGAAAATACCTCTACGGCCCTGCACATCCCGCAAAAAGGGCTCTACCAGATTACGGAACTGCGCTCTTGTGAATTCATCGTTGAACTCAAAGAGTTGGAACTTAGCAGCAGTGGCGATTGCCTTTTCAAGAACAAGGAACAATCGACGCACGTTAATGCGGTCAAATGCACTTGGTTTGGAAAGAGCAGTCTTATCACCAAAGAGTGTAACACCTTGGCCGGGAAAATCAACAACTGGATTAATCCGTGACTTGTAAAGAATATCACGATCTGCTTTCTGTGGGTTGTAAGAAAGTTTGATTGCACCACGAACACCACCACGATTGTAACCCGCTGGTGAGAACCAAGGGTCTGCAACACTGTCTGTATTGGCGCAAAGACCAGCAGTATCACCATTTAGCGGCACAAATCGATACACATCGTTGTACTTATCATACATGTACTTGTATCCACTATCGAATACCATATAAGAGGATGATGGACATTTATCAAATGCATTCCTTACATTAAATGTTTGAGCGATGGATGATGTTACACCAACTGTTGCCGCACGATAAGGGGATACGAAACCGACGCAATCCTTTCGTAATTCAACAAGATCAGTAATCATGGTCACAAAAGTATCCTGACCATCATCACTATCTGTAACACCAGAACTTGGACCACCCATGACTAGGTTGATGTCAAGATTTTCTGTGTCAGCGAACTTGTCATAGCCACGTTCAATTTCACCAGCAGTTACAGAGTAATCGTCCGTTCCACCTGTCAGTGCAGAAACATCAACACCACTTACTAGTGTATAGTCCGTACCTGTTGCAACATCTGTACCCCAGTTAGAACCAGCAGCCAGATGATCCGTCCAGTAGATAAAGTTAGAACTACGGAAGATAACATCTGGATAGTAGTTATTACCACCCTGTGTAGTTTTTGCACTTGAGTTCTTAGACAAGGCAGGGAAAACTTCGATAACTGCCGCAGTGCGTTGACCCTTAACATCAACATCAAATCCAGTGATGTCACCTGTTGTGTCATAAACACAAACGTGCAATTCATCTTTCTCACCCCGCCCGTTTGCAGTTGCCCAATCGGATGTGCCCGGAGGCCCATCAAAAAGGTCACTGAAACGCCATCGACGTTGAATATAGGAGTTATCAGGAATAACTGTTTTAAGTCCACCACCGGCAGGATCATCCAGTTGACGAATAGTTAGAACTTCACCAGAAACAGAAGTAACTTCGTATTCTACGTTACCAGATTCAACTGCGGTGACCGTATCAAATGCAAGAGGCACATTGTCAGCTACCGTAATTGCTTTATCAAGGATAAGAGAAGTCTGAGAAGTAACTGTTACAACTTTAGCCTGAATGCCACCATCAGAGATACCGGCACCAATCACACGTTGACCAACTGCGATTGTACCAGAGTTACCATCAACCGTAAGAGTTTTAGATGGAACTGTGATTGCCCCGTTAGATGTTGCAGTGACAGAGTTGTTTGTGAAAAACTTAATAATGTCACCGACTGCGATTGTCGCATCAGTTGCATCTTGGTCATCAACTGTGATTTGCAAATCACCAACTGCACCAGCACCATTCACTAGGTTAAGTGTACCCAGAGGCTGTTCAAATGCTCTTGCGCTGGGACAGATATCCACACCGATTGAGTTACCCCAAGTACCAGCGGTACGAGCAGCCCACTCACCGTGAGAACCCTGTCCTGTAGAGAAACTGTCCTCATAGTGGTCATCGTCACGAATGAGGATACCACTGTTCGCACCAGCGTTTACTATGGCTGATTCTGCACGAACCACCCTGAGTGCATCACCGTACTGCAAGAAGTTTGCAGCAGTGAACCACCACTCAAAATTTGAACTGTTTGGTTTACCGAATGTCTGTAGCAACTGTTCTTCCGAACTAATAGCGGTAACTGAACTTACTGGACCTTTCTGAAAAGGTCCGGCAATAGCACCGATAGACGTAGATACAGCTGGAACAACATTTGTAAGATCAATTTCCCGTACATGAACGCCGGGCGAAACTAGAAATCCCATGTCTTTACTCCTAACTTAAAGAGAGTTATTTGTTATACAGATATTTATAAAAAACCTCTTTTACAAAACTCATTTTTATAAGTGTTATATCATATAAATAGAATTATGAATGAACATTATGAAAAATACAAAGACACCATCAAGAAGGTTTCACGAAGAAACTACCAGAAACGAGTATTTCTTCTCAACGAATTCCTCACAGATAAATCCTGTATTCACTGTGGTGAGGCAGAACACGTTTGTCTTAAATTCTACCCCCATGATGCAGAGATACGCAAAGTATCCAAGAGAGTTGGAACAAGTGATGAAAGCCGCAAAGAGGTATTTCACCTAATTGATCAATCTGTCATTCTATGTTACAACTGTTACATCAAGAAACATCATGATTTGATTGAATTTATCTAACCTATATATAATACAGAATGATTTGAGTCATAAAGGAGTATAATTATGAAATCATTAATTTGTGGGGTATTTACCCTATTACTATGCATGTCTTCAGCTCATGCATCAACACAAGCAAAACTTATTATAGATACTGGACCCTTTGGTGTACACAGTTGGTTTCTGAAAGGAATCCAAAACGGTGCATTTTCTAAACGTGGATTAGATATCGAATTTGTAGGAAAGGGGCCCGGCAGTATTAAAACTGGTCTTGCCGTCGCAACTGGAAGAGCAGATATTGGATACCATGACTATAGTGGTGTAGTTCTTGTCAATAGCAAATCAGATGATCCTAAAGTTTTAGCGGTCTTTGTTGTTGATGATAAGTCACAAAACGGAGTAATTACACTTAAATCATCGGGTATTAAGACATTCGATGATTTAAATGGCCGTAAACTTGGTAGTCATCCCACTAGTTTTACCAATAAAGTTTTAACTACTGTAACATCTGCCAAGTGGGTAAATGTTCCTGTACACATGCCCGCCCGTGTCCCTGCACTAGTATCTGGACATATTGATGCAATCACCTCATTTACAACATCTGTAGTTTTCAATCTGGAAAAGGTAGGAGTTGGTATTGACGAATTAAATATCATTAAACTTAGTGATCATTATCCAATGGCAGTGAGCCGAGTAATCACTGTAAATGCAGATTGGGCAGCAAAAAATCCACAGGCAGTAAAAGTTCTTCGTGAGGTATCACGCCAACTACTAAAAGATTTTATTAAAAATCCTGCTGCAAGTGTATCTGCATTGGAAGGTCCAGTTGTATCTACAAGTAAAAAAGTAGATATTGAAGTAAGAAGGGCTCAGTATGGTATTGACGAACTTGTTAATACGCCATTTGTACAGAAAAATGGAATTAGTAATCCCAGTATGGTTGGTCCTCGTTTAAGTGAATTTACAACCATACTGGTAGAAAAATTAAATTTACCAACTCGTCATCCTGACAACAAATATTTTGATCTAGGTGAATGAAACATACACTCATAACAATTTCTGTTGTTGTAGTTATATGGGAGCTATTGTTAAAGGGTGGTTATATTCCGGGCTTATGGGATATAACCACCACTTTCTTTGAGTTATCAGTTAACCCAGATTTTCTTTATAACCTATGGATTAGTCTGTGCAGACTTGTTGTTGGTTGGTCAATTGGGATGTTAATTGGAACTACCATTGGTGTCTTCATGGGTAGTAATTTACATGTGAAGAAACTTATAATGCCACTAGTGAGTTGTTTATTTCCTATTCCAAAAATTGCACTATTACCTCTGTTCATAGTTCTTCTGGGAATAGGAGAAGTGAGCAAAGTAACAACTATTTTTATCGGGGCATTCTTTCCCAGTATATTGATCGCATACAATTCTATTATAAGAACACCCACTACCTATGTAGAAGCAGGCCGTGCTTGTGGTGGGGGTTATTGGTTTATTTTACGAAAAATAATTTTACCGATTAGTATGCCGACGATAATCTCAGGATTTAGGACAAGCGGTAGTTTGTCATTGGTGTTGTTAGTTGCAGCAGAAATGTTAGGTTCAAAGTATGGTTTGGGAAACTGGATATTCATAACTGGTGGAGAAATGGATTTTGCAGAAATGTTTGCTGGAATAATCTGGCTCAGTATAATTGGTTTAGGAATCGGTTGGGGTACAGAGTTTTTAAAACGTAGATTTTGTAGTTGGATTAAATACGGTGAGGGTGTTTAGTTACCAACTCGTAGAACTATCTCTAATAATAGGAGCCCAACGAGTTCCGTACTCATCAACCATCTCACCTATATTCTCATCCTCAAGACCATTCACAACAAAACCAAATGGTGCCATATCCTGTTCAAGCATGTCCTGTTGTTCATTCATCATGACCCGTCGAATATCGTTGTTAGTTAATTCCTTGAAGTATGTCTGGTCTGTCAACCACGCAAATATAAAGAGACACGCAACCAAATCATCATTGCACCCATCGTCTGCTTCAAATGATTGACCCTTAACAATAAAGGTAGAAAGTTCGTTGATACAGTCATAATCCTCAAGAATAAGTTTATTATCCTCAACCAACTGTTTGAGATTAGAACAACCAATCTTTTTTACAGCCTTAGTTGTTCTTACCCCCAACTGCGCTCGACCACCACTGAACCCTGCTCCAATGACCTGTCCCGCTCGCCCACGCATACTTGCCATAATAAGGTTGTCATACTCCAAGTCAAACTGCATCGCACTAGCAACCTGTTCTCCTATGTCATTAACCTCAATCAATACGAATGCTTGATTGTATGCTCTTGCAACATCATAAATCTTGGATGGAAATATAAGGGGTTTCAGTTCATTGTCTCTAAACTTTGCGACCACTCTATATGGTATTTCACTTACATCCACAACCACAAACGCAGAATAATCGTTTGATGTACCTCTCGCAACATCTGCAACGAGAACGTATGTATGGTCTGGTTGTGGAGCAACATGAACATCTAGACCCGCACTAGACTGTATTGGTGAACGATATGTCAGTTGTTTCAGTTTGTATGGTGCGATAAGGGTATCAATAGAACCAAGGAACTCACACTCAAATTCTGTATTGAACTGAGCTTGAGAGGTATTCTTAATCGTCTGTTCTTTCCACGCTTCGTCTCTGCCCGGCACCTCACTCCAATGTACCTCAATAGGAATGTACTCGTTTCTCTGTTCT